TTCTTGCGAGGCAGCTCCAGTGTGCATGGAGTCGTACAGACCACATCGCCTGATTGTAAGCCAAGCCTCGCCGTTGCGCCCGGTGGATCGCTTTCAATCACCAGAACATCTTTTGTGCCGCGTGTAATCGAAGCGCACCCGCTGAGCGCAATCAGCAATCCTATCGTTATTAGAATCTTCATTCGTTCGTCTCCAATAATAGTTTGCGCGCCCTGCTGTAGGTCATCCGGGCAGTTGCCCGATCATGATCGTTGGTCAGGTTCTTTGCTAAATTCGCAGCGCTTAGCAGCTGCTCCATGGTATCGCTTTGATTGATGGCTCGTTCAACCTGAGCCAGCGTTATCTCTTCAGTCATAGTGCGCTGGTCCGCTACCCCCAGCGGGTCACCCCCTTGCGGTTTCGGAAGGTTGTACTGCGTTACAGGTGGGGGAGTGTCGTCATGATCGATCATCTCTTCCACCACGCCCAGCCCCTTGAGTAGGTCGGGGTACGCATCACGCAGGCAGTAGGCACGTGCGCGCATCTGAAGCATCCGCTTCGGGTGCTTCCGCCAATTGAACTTTGAATCAAGACCTGCCAGTACGGCGTCTTCCATCGAGTACGTCGCGCTAATTGTCTGCGGATCATCCTTGCGTTGTGTCTCGCAAGTAGCAGTTTTACAGTCATCGGACAATGACTCTTTGATCCACATGCACTTTGGAGAAGCACGCACGACGCCTATCAGTCCGTCGCCATACAGGCAGGGTTTTCCTTCGATCACAGCAATGGACTGGATAGCCTGAAACGGCTCCATCCCAAGCTCTGCTCCCATATTGATTGCAACGAAGACATCGTTCGGTCTGCCGCGATACGCATCAGGCACAAGGTTCGACTGAGCCAACGTGTGCGCGATGCGCTTGGCTACCTCGAACTTTGTGAAGTCTGGCGACATAGCAAGAGCAGCAGGTGTTGGAGGGTTATCAACCAAGTTTTGCACAACGTCCATTCCCTTCTGCACTACAACTTCCGCCTGCTTCTCTGTGAGCGGCTTCTTCTTCGCTGTCCTCTTCTTAGTCGGCATTTGCTTCTCCAATTTTAATTGTCGTGCCGTCGTCAATGGCTTTTTGTGCCGCGACAGGCATCGTTGTTGTGTGTCTGGTTACCACAAACGACGTCGCCTGCACGGTGTACTCTTTTCTGGCTTGCTCTTTGCGGGTGTAAGCGGAGCCGTCTTTAAGAATTCCAATGGCTGCCTCTCCCATGAACATAGCAATTCGGTTATTGCAGCCGTCGATAATCCCGTCGAAGAATTTTTTCTGTTCTTTCGCGTCTGTACATACGGCATGGTATTTACTAGCAATCTCTGGAAGCTCAACAACCTGACCGTTGGTGCCGGGGTACAGGTTTTTAATGAGCCGCGTGGTGGCAGCAGACTGCCATTGAGGTTCTGGCGCGACCTTGGCTTGCACGCGATCCCAGAACTCCGTTTCCGCATCGATCAGCTGATCGATGATGTTCTGAATGGGGTTGATTCGATACGACCGATAATCGCGGTTGCCAATCAGGACGGCGAGATCCCATACGTCGTAGCCAGTGACAGCGAGATAGTGCTGGCACTGAAGCATGATGTACGGTGGAATTTCTGCTGAGCCTGACTCACCCCAGCCGTCAGGTCGCGCTGCGGTCTTTGCTTCAAAACCGATCCGGCGATCTTCACCAACGACCTTGCGATCGATGTTGGCAATCATGAAGGGGTGCTCTTTCGAGCGAATGAGTTGGTTTGCTTTTTGAACCTTGAAGCCGGTCTCGTGCGCATAGCGATCACACACTGGCTGTTCAAGAACCGATCCCCAGTAACGCGCTTCCTTCAGGAAATCTTCGTCTTCTGGTGGGGCTTCACCAATCTTGTCGAGATACAACTCGTAAGCTGTGGTGTATGGGTTGAGTCCTAAGACTGTGGCAGCATCTGAACCACCGACCCCTGTTCGTCTTAATTCGAGTTGTTCCTCTGTGAGGGACATTGCTCTCTCCCGTTATGCAACACCAGTAACTGGTGCATGTTAGAAAAATGCGGGACGGCAGGAATCCAACCTGCTGGGCCATTTAAGGCGACGTATCATCAGACAGCGATAGACCAGAGCAGTAAATGCCAGCTCCGCTACGCCCCGCTTGGATATTAAGTTTACCATCAAGTGTTAAAAAGTCAACACCCGATGGTAACTGATTTGATGAATAAATAGACTGCCTGACATTAGCCACATTCCGAAACTATTTCAGTCGGAGAAGTTCGTGTTAGTTCACGATTACAGTCTAAGGCAGGTGATCATACGCTGGGCTGGATTCAAGTCAACACTTAGTGGTAAAATTCTCCCCTTCCCTGCTAACCGCAAAAAGAGCGATCAATGATGATAGACCCATACGGACCCAACGCCAGACGAGACGCCTTACCACCTCACCAAAATGCTATCAGGCGATTCCGCGAAGAGCTGCGAATGGACCGTCCAGATTTTTCCGAGCTACTAGATATCAATATTGACACGCTAAGAGTGTGGGAAGCGGGAAAATCAAAACCGCGTGGTGAGGCAGCACTGAAGATTATTGCGTTTGCGGAGCGCAACAATTATCCGCTCACAATCACCGACATATTTCCAAACGCAGCGAAGAAGAAAAAAGAGACAGCAAAGAAAAAGTGATGTATAAAATAAAAGAAGCCCCGATGAGAGTCGAATTCACCGGGGCTTCAAATCTGGTCGAACGTTAGGCGAGCACCAGACACAGATAGAATAACACAATATCTAGTGTCTGTTTCAACTCGCCCCACCAGATTCGGTGTTTGGGAGGCTGACCGAAACTCTTAGCCAAGACAAATCGCAGGGAGGATCAACGCGCTATCCGCTGATCTGCGTGGCATAAGGCAACTGCATGGACAAAGGCGAGCTGAGTAGCCTGCGAGGGTGGAGATCCTTCAGGCCAAAGGCGCGGAGATATGCCCGAAGTGGTGCAACGAGTGTTAAACTTTTAACATCAATAGGTAATTAAATGTCGTTTATCCTTCGGGATTACCAAGATCTCGCTATTGAGGAGGTGAGAGAGGCGATCCGGGCGGGATACCGGAAGATTCTTGTGGTCGCTCCCACAGGTTCCGGCAAGACAGTCATCGCAGCTAAGATCGTAAAACTTGCAGCGGACAAATTGCGCCGATCGATGTTTCTTGCCCATCGCAGAGAGCTTATTCACCAGTGTGCAGACAAGCTCGTTAAGTTCGGCGTGGACCATGGCATTCTCATGGCTGGAGAATTCCCACACGGTGCAGCGGATTGTCAGGTTGCTTCCATAGACACTCTCCGTGCCAGATGTATCACAACGCAAAAAATGCCGCTCCCCTATGCGGATGTAGTTGTCGTTGATGAGGCGCACCGCTCTCTCGCACCGACGTATGTCACTCTCATCAACCACTATGGTGAAAATGTCGTCATAGGACTTACGGCGACTCCCATTCGTGGAGACGGCAAAGGTCTGGGTCACATTTACGATTATATGGTTCAATGTCCATCCATCGGAGAGCTAATTACGTTGGGGCATCTGGTGATGCCGAAGACCTTCGCGCCAACTATACCAGACCTGACTGGTGTTCGAATAAAAGGCGGCGACTATGATCAAGTTGAACTGCAAGCGCGATTGAATCGACGTTCATTGGTGGGGGATATCATCACTCACTGGCACAGACTTTCGAGCGATAGACCAACCATTGTATTTGCAGCTGGGATCAAGCATTCGATCAATCTCCGCGATGAGTTTCAGAAGTCTGGCGTAAAGGCAGCACACATAGACGGTGACACACCGATCGACGAGCGTAAGCAAGTCATCGCAGACCTGAAGAGAGGGGAAGTACAGGTTGTCACAAACTTCGCCGTCCTGACAGAAGGATTCGATGAGCCTACGCTTGCCTCTTGTGTGTTGGCGCGAGCGACAAAGAACCTTGGTTTGTATTTGCAAATGGCGGGACGGACACTTCGACCAGCCGATAACAAGAAAGACTCCCTGATCATCGACCATAGCGGCAACGTCTACGAGCATGGGTTCGTCCAAGACGAGAGGCAGTGGGTGCTGGAAGAGGGAAGAGCACTAACCAAGACAAATGCGGAGCGGCAAGAAGACTTCGACGAGAAGAAGCCAATCACATGCGTCAAGTGCGCGACGGTATACACCGGGCAAGTTGTTTGTCCTCACTGTGGGCACGTCCCAGAGAGGAAAGGGAAGCACCACGATACGCGGCACGGAGAGCTGACAGAAGTGCGTATCGAGAAAAGGCGCACCGCAAAGAAGCGCGTGTTCACGGTTGCAGAAAAAGAAGAATGGTTCCAGATGTTCATCGCTTATGGTGAGGGAAAAAGTTACAAGAACCCGGAAGGGTGGGCAGCACACAAGTACAAAGGAAAATTCAAAGATTGGCCTGAGAGAGATTTTGCAAGAACGCCAGTTGAGCCAACAGCAGAGTGCCGGAGTTACATCAGGTCAAAAAACATCGCGTATGCAAAAATGAAAGGGAAGCGAGATGAGGCTAACAACCAAGCAAGCAGCGAGGGGTAAGTGGGATGGAATTATTGCTCAGCTCGTCGGAGAGAACGCAGTCAGTCGTAAGCACGGACCCTGCCCTATCTGTGGGGGAAAGGATCGATACCGTTACGATAACAATCGCAACGATGGAGACTGGTTCTGTGGTCAATGTGGCACAGGTGATGGATTCAGGTTGTTGCAAGAAGCACTCAGCATTGATTTCGCCACAGCAGCACGAGAAGTGGATAAGATTGTAAACAACATCGAAGAGACGCCCTTTAAGGCGGACGTCGATATCGACAGGCGGCGTCAGTCGCTCAATGAGCTGTGGTCGAAAGCTAAGGCACCGGGAACAACAACAGCCTATCTTCAGATTCGCGGCATACCGAACGAGATCATTCAGGCTGTGAGCGACCTGCGCGGCATTAACTATTGCTACCATAAAGAATACGGCAAGAGTTACCCGGCTATGCTTGCGCTGATACGCAACACCAAGGGCGATCCAATCTCTATCCATCGCACGTACTTCATCACTGGGCAGGATGGCTCTGCTGCGCGCAGGGAAAAAAAGATTATGCCGCCACTTGAGACAATCACTGGTGGTTGTGTGCGGCTGGGTGAGCCACAAGACACACTCGTGCTGGCAGAAGGAATCGAGACAGCACTCGCAGCATGGGCTATCACTGGGCATCCAGCGTGGGCGACGATTAACGCGCACAGTCTGGCTGAAATGAAATCAATACCACGGCACGTGAAGAGGGTAATTATTTGCGCGGATAACGACGC